ATGGCTTAGAAAAACCAAAAGGATTATTAAGTAGAAATGACGAGACAGTATAACTATAGCTTTGCACATAAAGCCAAGATAGCATCACGAAGAGCTGTTAAGGATAAAGAAAAAGAAATTAAAAAGCTACGGAAGAATTTAGAAAATAAAACAACGAGACTTAAAGCTAAGAAAGAAGCTTTAAGTATTGTACAACATGGAGAACAAACTAATGAAACAAAAAGTAAAAAAGGTTTGGTTATGGAAGAAGGGCAATATAATGTCCTACCTAAATCAGTTAAAGAACTCCTTGAAAAAGAAAAGGAAAGAATAGTATTCAAACCTAATGATGGTCCTCAGACAGACTTCTTAGCTGCACCAGAGCAAGATGTTTTGTACGGAGGAGCAGCAGGTGGAGGAAAGTCCTACGCCATGCTCGTTGACCCATTAAGGTTCATGCACATTAAAGAACATAGAGCTTTGTTATTAAGAAAGTCTATGCCTGAACTAAGAGAATTAATTGACAAATCTAGAGAACTCTATCCTAAAGCCTTTATTGGTTGTAGATTTAGAGAAGTCGAAAAGATTTGGAAATTTCCTTCAGGAGCAACATTGGAGTTCGGTTATCTGGACAGAGATGCTGATGTGTATAGATACCAAGGTCAATCCTATACTTGGATAGGTATAGACGAACTCACACAATATCCAACAGAATTCCCACTCCAATATTTGCAATCACGATTGAGAACAACTAATAATGATATACAATGTTTCATAAGGTGTACTGCAAACCCTGGAGGTGTCGGAGGGAACTGGGTTAAGAAAAGGTATCTAGACCCAGCACCTCCTAATGAAAGTTTTAAAGGTGAAGATAAAATTACAAGAAAATTTATTCCAGCAAGACTGGATGATAACCCTTATTTAGCTTTAGATGGTAAGTACCAAAAGATGTTGGAATCATTACCACCAGTTCAAAAGAAACAATTACTAGAAGGAAACTGGGATGTTTCACAAGGAGCAGCATTTGTTGAATTTGATTATGACAAACATTGTGTAGCTCCTTATGACATTCCTAAACATTGGCAAAGAATAAAAGGAATTGACTATGGTTATGCAGCAGAGTCTGCAGTTATTTGGGCAGCCTTAGACCCTGTAGATGAAACATTAATTATTTATAGAGAACTATATCAAAAAGGTTTAACAGGAGAAGACTTAGCTAAACTTATTTTTCTATATGAAAAAGAAGATAAACTTTCTCCACAAGGAGTTTTAGATAGTGCAGCCTGGGCAAGGACTGGCACAACAGGTCCAACTGTAGGAGAAGTATTAACTAGAGCTGGACATAAACTTAGAAGAGCTGATAAGAATAGAATACAAGGTAAAATACAAATACATGAAAGATTAAAATTTAATGACAAGGGAAGACCTAGAATGATAATATTTAAAACCTGTCCAAATTTAATTAGAGAGTTACAAGCTATACCTATAGACCCTAATAGACCTGAAGATGTAGATACAAAAGCATCAGACCATGCTTATGATGCATTAAGATATTTAATTATGTCTAGACCTAGAAGTCTTACTCCTTATGAAAGAATGAGTCAAGTAAAGAAATGGGTTCCTGCTGATAGAGTGTTTGGTTACTAATGTTTAAAATTTTAATACTAGCTTATTTAATGGGAACAAATCCAGTTGATACACAACAAACATTTCAAATGGAATTAACTTTTAATACTATGTCAGAATGTAAAGCAAATTTATTAAGTCGAAATGATGATAAGACTTATAAAGTTATGAGAGAGTTTGTAGTTGATGGACAGTTTAAATGGGATTGGTTAGTAGCAGGATGTAAGAATGATAAGACAGGAGAAGAATTTACTCTTGAACCTTTTTATCCTTTAGGTAAACCTAAAGAGTTAGAAGGTATTGAATTCGATTTAAAAGAGTTAGAAGCTTAAATGCCTAGTTATACTTTTATAAATAAATTAACAAATAAGAAATATGATAAAGTAATGTCATATGAAGAACTTCTGGAATATATTAAAGACCCTAATATTGAACAAGAATATAAGATGAGTCTATTTAGATGTTCTGATAATAATGGTGAGAAAGACCAGATTGTAGATTGGTGTCGAGATAAAAAAATTCATGGAAATGGTAAGTTTGAAACTTATGGTAAAGTAAAAACAGACCAACACAATCATAATTATAAAGTAATGAAAGATAGGAAGCATTTTAGTGAGACGAAGGAAGATTAAAATAAATACAAAAGCTAAAAGAGAAATTGACAAGTATCCTCTTGTTGAGGTCCATTGGTATGATGTTATTTCAGATTCAAGTTGGCAAAGTATATTAGCTTGTCAGAAAGCAAAGCTTCCTCCATGTGTAACTAAAGGACATCTTCTTTCACAAAGTAAAGGTTTAACAAGGGTTTTTGGTGATTATACCTTATCAGAAAAGGATGAAGGTACTATTGAAGAGATTGGAAATACAACTTTAATACCTACAAGTCTTATTATAGAAATTAAAAAGATTGTTGACAAACGACATTAATAAGTGTATTATTGTTAATATATATCAATATTGGAAGGTTTAAATTATATGGCTTTACTACCTGCTGCTGAGAGACAAAATCAACTTATGCAAACTGAAGAAGTTGCAGAAGAGGGTTATGATGCTCTTGTTGGTTTAATTAATAAAAAGTTTCAAGCTTGTAAAGATACGAGAAATGATGATGAGAATAGATGGCTACAAGCTTATCATAATTATCGTGGAAGATATTATAAAGATATTCATTTTACTCAACATGAAAAATCTAGAGTCTTTGTTAAAGTTACTAAGACTAAAGTTTTAGCAGCTTATGGACAAATTATAGATGTATTATTTGGAATGGGTAAATTTCCATTAGTCATTCAAGAAACAGAAGTTCCAGAAGGTATAGCTAAGTATGCACATATGAATCCTCTTAAAGAACAAATAGGGGATGAAAATATGCAACCGACTCCAAGTGTTGAAGGAAATTTAGAATATATTCCTGGTCAACCTATGAGTCCTACTTCTAATTTAGGATTTCCTGGTGATGGTAAACCTTTAGCAAAGGGTGCTACCTTTGATTCTTTAAATGAAAGTTTCTTAGGTGGATTAGAACCTGAATTTGAAAAAGCTGAATTATCAGAAGGACCTGGACATCTTCCAGAATTCCCTCAAATTAAACCTGCACAAATTGCTGCACGAAGATTAGAAAAACTTATTCACGACCAATTAGAAGAATCAAATGGTAATGTTACTTTACGTAATGCTATTTTTGAATCTTGTTTATTAGGAACAGGAATTCTAAAAGGTCCATTTACTTATAATAAAACTGTACATAAATATACAGGAACAGGAAATGGTACTGCTAGAGAATATACTCCTGATTTTATTAAAGTTCCAAAAGTAGAATTTGTTAGTATTTGGGATTTCTACCCAGACCCTAATGCTAGAAATATGGATGAGTGTGAATTTGTTATTCAAAGACACAGAGTTAACCGACATCAATTTTTAGATTTAATCAATAGACCTTATTTTAGTAAAGAAAAAATTGAAGAATGTTTAGCTGAAGGTCCTGCTTATCAAAAATTAAGTTGGGAACAAAATATAGATTTAGAAGGAAGTACAACTGGAGATATAGAAAAAAACAGATATGAAATTTTAGAATATTGGGGAACCATTGATGCTATGACTGCAAAAGAACAAGGTCTAACAATAGACCCTGATATTGCAGATACAACAGAAGTTCAAGTTAATGTTTGGATGTGTAAAAATAAAATAATTAGAATTGTTGAAAATCCATTTAAACCTTTTAGACTTCCTTATCAATCTTTTCCTTATGAAAAAAATCCTTATAACTTTTTTGGAATAGGTGTTCCAGAATATATGGATGATGCTCAATCAATTATGAATGGTCATGCAAGAATGGCTATTGATAATTTGGCATTGGCAGGAAATCTAGTATTTGACATTGATGAAACAATGTTGGTACCTGGTCAGGATATGAAAGTATTTCCCGGAAAGATATTCAGGAGACAAAGTGGAATGCCCGGACAGGCAATACATGGATTAAAATTTCCAAACACATCAACAGAAAACATGATGATGTTTGATAAGTTTAGACAGTTGGCGGATGAATCAACAGGAATACCTTCGTATTCACACGGTACGACAGGCGTGCAGTCCACAACTAGAACTGCGGCAGGCATGTCAATGCTGATGGGAGCGGCAGCTCTTAGCATAAAGACGGTT